GTCTGGAAGAGTACGCCGATCTCAGTGCCCAAGGTGTGAAGTCTGCCGTCCGGAAATCCGCGAAGGCGGTGAAGGAGCAGATCAACAGCTCCGCGCCGGTCCGTACAGGCCGTTATGCCAAGAGCTGGGCCGTCAAGACCACGGCAGAAAGCAGCCAGAGCCTGGAACAGACCGTGTACAGCCCCAGCCGGTATATGCTTTCGCATCTGCTGGAAAAGGGGCATGCCAAACGAGGCGGCGGAAGGGTTCGTGCCATTCCGCATATCGCGCCCGCTGAGGAGATGGGGATCGAGATGCTGGAAGGGCTGATCGAAAAGGCGCTGCAGGGCTGAGAAGGGAGCGTAAAGCCATGACCCACAATGAAGTATTCGAGGTGCTGGAGGAGCTTTCGCTTCCCATCGCCTATGACCATTTTGCAGAAGGTGAGTCTCCGGACCCGCCTTTTCTTTGTTTCCTCTATCCGAGAAACCTGCCCACGGGCGCGGACAACACGGTGTACTACCAGCTGCATGAGCTGGACATAGAGCTTTACACCGATGCCAAAGACCCCGTGCTGGAACAGCGGGTGGAGCGGCTCCTGACGGAGCATGAGATGTTCTTCCATAAATCCGAAGTCTGGATCGAGGAAGAGAAGATGTATGAAGTCCTCTATGAGGTCGTGCTCGATCTTCAGTACGAGGATGAAGATGGCTCTGAGGAGCCGGAAAGTGAGGAGAATCCATGAGCAAGAAGAAAAACAAGGTGCGTTTCGGCCTCAAAAACTGCCACTATGCCAAGGCAACCTTCGATGAGGACGGAAACGTAACTTATGCCAAGCCGGTGCGGCTGCCCGGTGCGGTTTCCCTGTCCCTTGACCCTGAAGGCGAGAACGAAAACTTCTACGCCGATGATATCGTCTATTACGTTCTCAACAACAACGCCGGTTATGAGGGTGACCTGGAACTGGCGCTGATCCCGGAGGAGTTCCTGAAGGACATCCTGCACGAGGAAGAGGACGCCAACGGTGTGCTGACCGAGAACGCGAATAATGAGTTTGAGCGTTTCGCTCTGCTGTTCGAGTTCACCGGAGATAAGAACGCTATCCGCCATGTGCTGTACTGCTGCAGTGCGTCCCGTCCCTCTGTGGAAGGCGAGACCAAGGAGGATGAGAAGGAAGTCCAGACCGAGGAACTGTCCATCATCGCTTCCGCTCTGGCCAACGGCGCTGTGAAAGCCAAGACCAGCTCCAATACCTCCAAGGCGGTCTATGACGCCTGGTACGATGCTGTGTATGAGCCGACCATCCCAGAGACCACGGATGACGAGGACGAGAGCGGCGATGAGCCCGCAGGCGGCTGATAACCGAACACACACTACCCGGCAGGGATGAAACACTCCCTGCCTTTTCTACATGATTTTTGAAGGGAGATAAACACCATGGCGGTGACTAAGAGAATTGAGATCGACGGCAATCCTGTGGAATTCAAGGCTTCTGCAGCTATTCCACGCATCTATAGAAACAAGTTCGGACGCGACGTGTACAAGGACCTCATGGTTCTGAACGACGCCATTAAGGATCAGAACGAAGATGCCTCCACGCTGGATGGCTTCTCCCTGGAGATGTTTGAAGATCTGGCGTTTGTGATGTGGTCCGCTGCGCACCCGGAAGAGAAGTACGACAGCCCGGATGAATGGCTTGATCAGTTCAACACCTTCAGTATTTATCAGATTCTGCCTGAGCTGATCGACCTGTGGGGCATGAACATCAAGACCACGGTGCCTGAAAGAAAAAACTGAGGAAGACAGAGCGGCCGATGACAACCGCTCTGTTTATGCTCCGGTGTGTGGAACTGGGACTATCCATCGCTGATTTGGATCTCCTGACCATTGGCTCCGTGAACGATATGTTCCTGGAAAAGAACCGCGACTCCATGGAATGGAAGGAGCAGGCCTCTCAGTCCGACTTCGACAAGTTCTAAGTGAAAAAATGCGGATTGCTGCTAAAATTTCACGTTCAGTTCGATAAACATCCGCAAAATTAACAAAATTGCGGATGAAAATCAAATTCTAAGACTTGACTTTTCTCTGCATCAGTTGTACAATTTAGAAAAACATCCGCAAAACAACGGAAAATGCGGATTGAAATCTAAATGAAAGGAGCTGCTGCAGATGAAAAGCCGGGCTGAATGCTTAACCGAATATGGGTCTGATTATATGATTCAGCAGAAGGTTAACGCTGGTGAGCTTTTTAAGGTTGGAAAGGCAGTCTACTCCGAAGAAAAAGATGTTCCTGAACTTGCTGTGTTAGCATTCCAGTATCCTAATGCTGTCGTAACAATGAATAGTGCTTTTTATATGCATGGACTTACAGATGTTATCCCTGACGAGTATGACCTAGCTACTGATCGCAACGCTGCAAAGATTCGTGACAAGCGAGTCAAACAGTACTTTTCTCCATCAGGGTTTTTTGAACAGGGAGTAGAGACAACTGATTACAGAGGTTTTCCTATTCGCGTCTATGGAAAAGAAAGAATGCTGATTGAGCTTCTTCGGTATAAGAGCAAACTTCCTTTCGATTACTACAAAGAGATTTTACTGAATTATCGGAAGATTCTTCCTCACCTTGATATGCAGGCAATTCAGGATTATGCCTATGAAGCTCCCAAAAGTAGAAAAGTCATGGAAACGTTACAGATGGAGGTGCTATGAATGGCAAACTTGGTCGATTTGGCGGCAGAAGTTAAAAATGATGGATACTCTCAGGTAAATGCCGAAGCAAAGGTTTGTCAGGATATCGTACTGAAAGCAATCTCCGAGAGCAGTCTAAGCAGAAACGTCACCATCAAGGGTGGCGTAGTTATGAGAAGTATCACAAGAGATTCCCGGCGTGCAACACAGGACATGGACCTTGATTTTATTCGATATTCGTTATCCGACGATTCAATTCGCGCATTTATCCAGAAATTGAACTGTCTGGAAGGGATCTCAATCCAAATTGATGGCCCCATCACTGAGCTTTCACAGCAGGAATACCATGGGAAGCGTGTCATGATTACCATCAAAGACGACACAGGGCATTCCTTCACAAGCAAAATTGATCTTGGTGTTCATAAGCAAGTGCAAATCGAACAGGACGAGTATTGCTTTGATGTTTGCCTGGATGATGTTGGAGCAAGTCTGTTGATTAATTCAAAAGAGCAGATTTTCACGGAAAAGCTGCGATCATTACTCCGATTTGGACCGCTGTCAACAAGATACAAGGACGTTTTTGATTTGTGTTACCTTTCTGACTTAGTGGACAGAGAGCGACTGATGGCTTGTATGAATACGTATATTTTCCAAGATCCCGGAATGCGAGAAACTGATATGAAAGCAGTGTTGGGAAGAGTCAACCGTACTTTTTCGGATCGGCTCTACAGACAGAACATTGAAAGGTCACGGAGGCTTAATTGGCTTGGAATCAAGGTGACGGATGCCTTTGCGAAGATCACATCATTCCTTGAGAAGCTGTAAACACGTAATATTTCATCCTATGGGAAAGCCCTGCTGGTTTGGAAACTGGCAGGGTATTTTTATGCCCGTTTCCAATCTATCTGCATGAAAACAGGAGGCTCTATGCAAATCAAATGTGACCACTGCGGTTCTGTGGTTGAAACCATCGAACCGGTATGCTCGAAAGATGGTGATCTCGAATACACCTTCTTTCGGTGTCCGGACTGCAAAGCTGTTTATCCGATTGCAGTGACGGACATGAGGCTGCGTGCTGACATTGCGGAGTACCAGCACAAACGGAACTACATCCGCATTCATCCTGTGACAGAACAGTTCCTCCGGGATACGGAGGCACTGAAACAGGACAATCTGAAACGATGCAAAGAGCTGATGGAACAACATCCATTGGCTCTTTTTTTGGAGGCGGTGGCAAATGAATGAAGAATGGCGTCCGATACCCGGTTATGAGGGCTATTACGAAGTGAGCAACATAGGCAGAGTTAGAAGCCTGGACCGTTACACTAAATCAGGATGGGGAACCCCAGTATTTCATCCTTCTCAAATGATGAAATGCAGAGTGGTTAGCAACGGTTATCGTCATGTCAAGCTCACAAAAGATGGGCGACGTTGGGAGCCATTGGTTCATAGACTTGTGGCTGAGGCATTTCTCCCAAACCCACAGAACCTGCCTCAAGTGAACCACAAAGATGGGGATAAAAGCAATGATATTGTTTCAAACCTTGAGTGGTGTACACATTCGGATAATCAGCTTCATAGCAGACGAATTCTGAAAAGAGTCTGTGGCTTACCCAGAAAAAGGGTCGGATGCATAGATACCGGAGAAGTGTTTGAAACAGCCCATCACGCAGCAAGGGCGTATAACCTTAATCCCGGTGGCGTCTACTACGTTTGTGAGGGTAAGAATCGACACGCAGGCGGAATGCATTTCAAGTACGCAAATTAATTGTGAGGAAGGAGGGATAATTCATGGCCGGCAGAATCCAAGGCATCACCGTCGAAATAGGCGGCGATACTACGCGCCTTAGTAAAGCCTTACAGGGTGTTAATAAGGACATCAAGAGCACCCAGACACAGCTGAAGGATGTCGAAAAGCTGCTGAAGCTTGATCCCTCCAATACAGAACTGGTACGGCAGAAGCAGCAGCTTCTTGCTCAGGCCATCAAGGATACAAAGGAAAAGTTGGCTACTCTGAAAACAGCGGCGGAGCAGGCAAACGAACAGCTGCAGAAAGGGGAAATC